CAGCTATAGCGCCAAGTGCACCAACTATCGGTACTGCAACTGCAACTGCATACAATTCAGCTACGGTTACATTTACAGCACCAGCATCTAATGGAGGTGCAACTATAACAAGCTATACAGCAACAAGCTCACCTGGTGGAATTACAGGTACACTATCACAGGCGGGATCTGGTACTATTACAGTATCTGGATTATCAGGTACTACCTCATACACATTTACAGTTACAGCAACTAATTCAATCGGAACTAGTTCGGTTAGTTCTGCAAGTAATAGCATAACTACACCAGCACCACCCTTGTCTCTGTGGGCATGGGCCGGAGACGGTTGGGGATTAAATGGTGGGCAAACAAGTCCAGCACAAGTTGGCTCATCAACTGATTGGACTAGTAAGCTTGATGTTAGTGAGCCATGGCATGCAATTAAGGCAGATGGTACATTATGGGGCTGGGGGATGTATAATGGTTACGCCGGAGTAGGAAATGGTGATCGAAGTTCATCTTCTGTAAACCCTCCAGTACAAATTGCCTCAGGTAGTTGGAAAACTGTTGCTTCTTCGCTCTATGGCGGGCAGGCTATTAAAACAGACGGTACAATGTGGACATGGGGCTGGGCCTTCAATGGAAGATTGGGTACAGGCCAGACATCTGATAAATTGTTTGAAACAACCCCGGTTCAAATGGGTTCCGATACAAATTGGGATAAAATATCTGCTGGGTTCTTTTGTTCAGCAGCTATCAAAACTAATGGAACATTATGGACATGGGGCTTAAATAATAATGGTCAATTGGGATTAGGTGATGCAGATAATCGATCATATCCGACCCAAGTTGGCTCAGATACAAATTGGAATAATGTTTCTTGTGGCAGCTCAGGGTATTTTGCTATGGCAACAAAAACAGACGGAACATTATGGTTATGGGGTAAAAATAGTTATGGTCAATTGGGATTAGGTGATACAACTACCAGATATACTCCCACTCAAGTTGGTGTATTAACTACTTGGAGTAAAGTTAGTGCAGCCACTGGTAACAATGGATTCTCATCATTTGCAATTAAAACAGACGGCACATTATGGTCGTGGGGCGCAAATTGGCAAGGTAATTTAGGATTAGGTGATACTACTAATCGTTCAAGTCCATGTCAAGTTGGCTCATCTACTTGGTTAGCAGTTACCGCTGGTGGTACCAACACAGGTGGAATTAAAACTAATGGAACCTTATGGACATGGGGATTTAACTATTATGGTCAATTGGGATTAGGTGATACAACTACCAGATCGGTCCCAACTCAAGTTGGTGCATTGAATACATGGGTACTAATAGCTATGAACTATGGTAGCGCGGTGGCTGTACGTCCATAAGTAAGACATAATATTAAAAAAGAAAAAAATAAAATGGCAAAATCAAAAAAAATTAAACTTATTTCAGGTAAAAAAACTTCGGCAACTATCACTAGTAGCCAACTTGTTACAACTCAAAAAGTAACAAACGCAACTACTGCATTTGTTGGTTCATCTAAACCAGGTGCACCCACAATTGGTACAGCAACTGCTACCGGAGCAACTACCGCAACTGTGGCATTTACAGCACCAGCATCAAATGGCGGTGCAACTATAACACGCTATACAGCAACAAGTTCACCCGGTAACATAACTGGCACACTATCACAAGCTGGATCAGGTACGATAAATGTTACTGGATTGACAGGAGGTACCGCATATACATTTACAGTTACTGCCACTAATTCAGTTGGTACTAGTTCTGCTAGTTCAGCTAGTAATCAAATATCAACATATAGTGCTCCGGCAAATACAGTAGCACCAGCAGTTTCAGGTACAGCAACAAACGGACAAACATTAACATCAACCACCGGTACATGGACTGGTACAGCCACAATAACTTATGCGTATCAATGGCAAAGAGCAGGTGTGAATATTAGTGGTGCAACTTCTAGTACATATGTATTAACCTTGTCCGATGTAGGTAATGCAATAAGATGTGTAGTTACTGCTACAAACTCAGTATCATCAGTTAGTGCAAATTCAAATGCAACTGCATCGGTAGCAGATATAGCGCCAAGTGCACCGACTATAGGTACAGCAACACAAACAGGACAAACAACAGCTACTGTTGCATTTACAGCACCAGCATCTAATGGAGGTGCAACTATTACAAGCTATACAGCTACATCAAGCCCCGGTAATATAACAGGTACATTATCACAAGCGGGATCAGGTACTATTACAGTATCTGGTTTAACCGCAAGTACTTCTTATACATTTACAGTAACAGCTACTAATTCAGCGGGTACAGGTTCTGCTAGTTCAGCAAGTAATAGTATAACTACACAATCACCTCCCGCAGCTCCGGGATCACAATCTTATACTACACCGGGTTCATATAGTTGGGTAGCACCAGCTGGTGTTACATCAGTATCAGTAGTAACAGTAGGTGGGGGAGGCCCTGGTATGGCTGGTGGCTGGTATGGAGCAGGTGGAGGTGGAGGTGGAGGTGGATTGGGTTATAAAAATAATTATTCGGTAACACCCGGAAATAGCTATACTGTGGTTGTAGGGGTAGGTGGAACATGTACAAGCCCATCGTCTTCTTACGGTAACTGTAGTCCAGTACTTGGCGGGGCAAGCTATTTTGTTAACACATGTGTCGTGCGCGGTGGAGGTGGCGGAACTGGATGGAGTGGTGCAAATCGTGCAGGCGGATCCTACACAGGTGATGGTGGTGGTAGTGGTGGGTATGGTGGAGGAATGAGCGGTACATCTGGTTCTGGTGCTGGTGGTGGAGCCGGTGGATATAGTGGTGGCGGTGTTTACGGTGCAGCCGGCTTATATGGTAGTGCAGGTACAGGTAGCGGCGGAGGTGGAGGCGGAGGTGGATCACAAAATGGAGCAGGCAACTATTCTGGTGGCGGTGGCGGTGGCGGAGTATGTATATTTGGTCAAGGAAGTAGTGGCGGCGCTGCCTCTACTAGTAGTTACACTGGCGGCACTGGCGGAGGTGGAGGCAGTGGTGGAAGAACGGGCGGTCTATCAAGATATTATGGTAGCTGTGGTTCCGGTGGTACCGGTGGTGGCAGTCAAGGACCTAACCCTGGTGGCGGCTACGGCAGCGGAGGTGGTGGAGGTGGCGGCTACGGCGGTGGTGGAGGTGGCGGCTACGGACCTGGCTGGTGTTGGGGTGGTGGGGGTGGGGGTGGCAAAGGTGCCGTCCGTATCGTATGGCCAGGTAATACAAGACAATTCCCAAGCACATGCGTATGCGTAAGTACACCTTAGGACCAAGTGACCAATAAAAAGTATAGGCATAAAAAAAGGACTCATATAAGAGTCCTTTTTAATGTTGTGTACGAATCAACCTTTCATACAAGTACTAACTGCTAATGCTCTCCAGTTTGCAGGACTAATCTTAATCAAGTCTGCAATTTTCAAACACATACGCAAACTCAATTCACGTAACTTAGCAACATTTGTAGCCATAAATTCTAACACTTCTTCTGCCTCATTGCCTTCAAAATCATAGTCTTTGAACAAACCACCGTCAGCATCACGGTGAACTTGTTTGATACGCAACATTTTGTCACGCTCACTATCAATTGTCAAATCTAAAAAGTGACAACGTGATTCTAATGCTTCCAAGTGATCTTGCAATTTCTTGCTTTTGATACTAGAAAACTTCAAGTTTGTGATGAAAATTGCACTACCATTAAAGTCAAAACTGTCAGGGATGCCTTCTTGTCTTAACAAACGTGAATCTGAATTCCAGCAAATGCGTCTACGCTTACCTGAATCAAGTGCCGCTTTAAGAATATTCAATGCAAGGTCATCTTGAAAAACTGAATCACAATCATCAAATACTAGAACATTTTTACGATCACTATACTTGTACAATTGTGCATACAAGCCTAGAGCAGTCATCGCACCTTTACAAATTGTAAAACGCACTTTTTTGTTTGCTAGCTTATCAAACATACTTGCTTTTTCTAATTGCAATTCAACACCATATGACTTACCGACGCCGGGCGGGCCTGAAACAATCATAGCACGAATGTCACCATTGATAGCTGCCTTAGACATTTCATCTAAAACTGCAAATCGTGTTGCAATACGATCCATTGCTTGCTCATCTGATTCAGCGGGTGCTTTAATCTTAAATTCAATTGCTTCTGCCATTTTTGTGTTTCTTTCTGTAAATTCGATATCGTGGATACTACTAACTTTAATTTTTACATTTTCAATGCTAACGCTAGGAAAGTTACCTTCATTTTTTACAGTAACAAACCCGCCCTTTTTACCTGTCTGAAAACCTTTAACTAAATTAAAAGTTTTATTGATAACTCTTTGATTACGATACTCACCAGATTTGATGCAAACTGTAGACATTTCGACTCCCTTTGTGTTATTCAATACAAGTATTATAGCAAACTATGGATTTATTGTCAAACTTTTTGCAATCTTTGTTGTTCTAATGCAACAGCCTGTTGCATAGAGAATAAAAACTGTTTTTGTTGTTTTTTAGTCAATTTTTCAAACAAATTAGCAATTGTACTTTCATAATAGCCTGAACTATATGAATGACTGTTATATTGCTGGTATGTTGAACTAGTAAATTCTTTGAGTGTTGTCTGAATTAGTGTCATATTCAAGCTCCTTTAGTTAATCAATACATGTATTATAAGCCCAAACTGATTTATTGTCAAATTTAGGAGACTACAATATCTTCCATTCCTGCTGATCTAAGTCTGACCACATGACCTAACATAAAGTTTTTTGATTCTAAACCCTTTAAGATACCCAACCAACGATTGCGTAACAAAGCTACCTCATTAATAATTGTTTCAAAATCGATTACTTCATCTTCTCCGTCAACATATTTTTCAGCATCTCTACTGGTTAATGCACGGTTATAAGCTTCCAAGTACTTTTGAAAATGTTTTCTACGAACCTTTCTCAATTGAATATTAAGAAAATTCAAAACAGCTTCAATTTCTTGAAGTTGATTAAATCTATGTTCGGTAATACCCGGTAATGAGGAAATATTCTTTTCCACGTTACCAGATATTTTTACATCACCTTTAGCTGATAGCAATTCTCCCTGATAGTAAGTTATAAAATCAGGGATTGCTGATAAATCTGAACTTACACGTGTATACCAATTCATAATTTACCAATGGTTGTCGGCTTCATCATCCTCGTCATGTTCATCATCTTCATCATCGGCATCATGTTGATCTGCATAATATTTTAATGCCTTATTAATATCTCTATCTTTAAATGAATCTTTAATATCATCGGCTTCATAGTTATGATCTATCAATAAATTGATCAATGTATCTGCCGCATCACCTCTGTCATTCAAGTCAATATGGTCACGTAATGCATCCCATACTTCTGATATAAAATCTAATTTCATTCTTGTGTTTCCTCTACTACTATTGTTGATTCAGTACTTATCACCGTGTTTGCCTTTTTAGCATACTCTAACATAAGTTTATCTAAACAACCATCTTTGTTTGCTTCCCATCCTTTGCGAAAGGATTTTAAGATTTCTCCGTCGGTAGTAACATATACTAAACTATTTCCCTCTTTCTTAAGCAATTCTGCTTTTTCAGCTAAATCAACTAAGCCTGAATAAGGATTCATTCCTGTTTCGTATGGGATTTTAATTTGCATTGTTTCAAACGGTTTAGCATAACGTGTTTTCATAATTTTACATGAGGCACGAATACCATTTACTTCTGAAACTTTATTACCGTCTTCATCTTCTTTTAGTTTAAGTTTCTTCATAGCAACTAAGATACTAGATGCATATACGAAACCTTGACCACCGCTTACTTTATCATCTGGATCAAACATATCTTGTGATGCATATGTATGATTAGTAGCGACTAAACCAACATTATGTGAACCAAACATATTAACACAATTGCGAACAAGTGCGGTCAATGCTTTTGGTTTACGACCCATATCACCTTTCATGTCACCAGCTTCAAATTGATTTACGTCAGTTGGTGTCATCAACATTCCCAAGCTATCTATTACAAATAATACTTTGGGTCTGTCTTCTGGTACCAGTGCTTTATAGCCCTTCATAAATTCACTAATTGTTTTAGCTACATCATCGATCATGGCCATATTCAATTTAAGTAATTTACTTTCATCTGTGTTTACACCCAAATCGTGTAGCCACTTTTCATCTAAGGCATTTTCGCTGTCGATAAGAACAACATAAATTCCTTGTTGTTGTGCCTGTCTAACTAAGTTTCCTGAACAGATAAAGGATTTACCTGAACCAGATTCTCCAGCGAATACAGTAACTTTGCCAAGAGGCACACCTTTGTTAAAATCACCACTAATAAGATAGTTGAGTGCATAATTCCCCGTACTGACCCAATCTGTGGGGTCGTTATATCCTATGCTAAGTCCTTCAATGGACTTTGTAATTTCCCTGCGGAACTTACTTATATCGAATGGCTTTGTCAAATCGTTCTCCTATTATCTGCTATATGTATTATAATGATTAGTTGCCATTGTGCTAATAATTATATCTGGACATTTTTCTGCGATTACATCAATATCATAGTCATTTGGAAAATGTCTTAATGCGGCTCTTGCTCTATCACGAACCATACTAGGTACTCTAGGTGTCTTTCCTGGATCACATAGTTCTTCTAATAATTTTTTACTTTGCTTGATGGCAAGGTATCTTTCATCTGGTAGTGTCATAATTAATATCCTTAAGTTAGGAACAGAGATCTCTGTTCCTATTTTTTTAATTAAGCTGGTTTAGCTTGTCTTGCACGAATCATTGCTAGAATGTCCTGTGCTTTATCACTACTAGGAGCTGCCTTAGGCATTACTACCGGAGCGTCAGTTGTTGTATCATCTTCGAATGATGTTTCTGCTACGGGTACTGATGCAGGTGTAGCAACTGTAGGTGCCACTGATGTTTCTTCTGCTTTAGCTCCTGCAGGTGCATCTAATCCATATGGACGATAGTATGAACCCCAACGTTCGTTATCATAAGGGCGACCATCTACTGATGCCTCAAACATTTCTTTGATAATACGCAATTCTGCCTCACCCGGTTTCTTTGGTAAGAATTCAGTTAGATTAAATAATCCATATGAATCGATTGCTGCCTGTTCTGCTTCTGTTAGAGCAGATTCTTTACGTGCCCAATTACTTGTAGAGTAATCAGCATAGCCACCTTTACTTGTTTTCTTAACATTAAAGTCAAGACCACGAATGTAGTCAGTTGGCAATTCTTCCATTTCTGGATCCATCAAACTTGATTTGATGATAGTGAAGATTTGTGGACTAATAACAAATCTACGAATTGGATTTGCTGGAGTTTTATCGTCACCGATTGGGTTTTGACGAACAAAACCTTGAAACAAATAACTACGTTTCTTCCAATACTTATTAGCCATTTCTTTTAGTGTTTCGTCTTTGTACCATGGACGAACTTCAGCTAATACTGGACACGCTTCACCATACATTTCCATACAAGGAACTTGTACCTGAACTTGTTTCATATTTGTATCACCCTTAACTCCGTTGAATGCGAGTTTAATGATTTGTCTTTCTACCCAAAAGAATGTGTTACTTGCGTTTGCATCGGGTAAGAATCGAATTGTACCAGTTGTACCTTCGTCCATATTCCAATGCGGGTATATTGAGTTATCTGATTGCTGACCTGAACCAGTTGATTTGTTTTCTTGCGCTTGAATTCTTGCGCGGATTTCTGCTAATGATGCCATAATATATTTCCTTATTTCATTGACGTTGTGTCTATTTTAATGTCGCCACACATAATTATGTGACTAACAGATGTTATTATACAGAGTATAAATCTAACTGTCAATGTATTTATGCCAGATGTGGTAAACCTCACTAAAATTGTGAGGTTTATTTACCCATTTATTTTCTAATGATTCTTAAGATAGCGTCTAGGTCTTCTTGACCCTCACGCATTGGTTGTGCATCTTGTTCCAAACCTTTTTT